AGTAAGGCCATAATTCATTAAAATTAACATTAAACTTTGCTACCATATTACTACTTAAAATCTGAAGAGTTCCATCAGAATATATTTGATCTCCAGTATTCTTGTATGTTTTAGGTATTGTAGCAGTGCCAGATTTTTCCCACTCATCAAACTGTTCTGTGCTTTCTGGATATCCTAATCCCCTTAACCACTTTTGAATTTCCATGTAATTAGTAAGATCTTCATCTACTAAAAATCTAATATTTAAATCTCCAAAATCAATTTTATCACCAGGTGTTGGAAGATCTCTAAGTGGGTTTGGTTGTATTGCAACACCAAGATTTAAATCAGGAATGTTTGCCTGATTACAAAAATATGCAACACCTGGTGATCTTTGCAGATTGAATTTAAAACCTACTGGAGATAAAAAATTCCTATTTTCAATTTGTGCCTTTCTCGTTGCCATTAGTTCATGCAGGTCTCCTTATGTATTTAGTTTTATATTCATCCCTTCATTCCATACTTTAAAATAATATGCTGGCCATTGACCATAAAACTTATCCCTTGTTGCTCCACCATACTTTGATGTTGGTATACAATCACTAATTTGACTATACCCTAAAAACTTATCAAAGGTTGGATCCTCAAATCTAAATGCTTTTGCATAATCCCAGAACGGTGTATCATACTTAGATCCAAACTGATAGTGCCAAAGAACAAAATTCTTAAGTTGATTGATATAATTTTTAATATCATTCGCAACAAATTCTGCACTACATTTTTCTTGTAAGTAATAATCAAATACTGCTCTAGCCATTTCAATGTATGTCTGAGTAGAAGATGACTCTAATGGTTCTAAGAAGAATAATCTATTTCCATTCAGGAATATTCTACCATCCTTGATTGGATTCTTTGCGACATAATTTTTATAATCAATATGATTTGTCACTTCAACATTGAACATTTCTAAGAAATTATATTCTGCTTCCTCTTTAGGTGTTATGGTTGAGTTATAACAATAACCAACAGAATACTGATGTGATGGTGATTTCTTACGTGTTGGTATAACAAATGCCCATCCATCAGGAGTTGCCACATGTCTGCTCCAAGGATTCTTTGCAGTATTCCAATTTGGTTCTCCTAGAATACATGCATTAGTTGGATTCTTTAATTCTTCATATTCTAGAAAGTCTTTTGGTTTACCTCTACAATCAAATACAAAATCAGCATCTACATCTTCAGGATCTACATCACCTTCTGTTACTTTAAAATGACCAGATTGTAAGATACTTTTTTGCATTTCCCAAGGGCAGTAATGCATTGCCATACTGTCTGATGGGAAAGGTGCGAATACTTTCTTATTAACTTTACCCCAACCTTCATATAATATACCACTCTTCATCGTGGCATTTATATTGTTATTATACCAGTTAAACCCAGTCGTAGCCCACAATAAACCTGGTGGTTCTAATACTGTTGCTTGACCAACTTTTTCTGGTGGTATGTTTGGATTATATATTAACTCTACTTCTGAATTAGTTTGCTTCCCTCTCCATGCACAATACAATGCAGTGAAACATCCAGCATTACCACCACCAACTACTGCTATCTTTGGCATACAAACTAATAATATAAAGACGGTGGGTTCTTGTCGCCCCTAGTGCAGAACCCACCAAAGAGTATGCTAGAGCAGTCATAGGTAGCGAAAACTTACGACTCCAATATTATAGCACAAAAAAAGACCCCCTGCAAGAGGAGGTCTTTGAAAGTATATAAGCGTCTCGCTTACATGAGGTTCTTAACAGCAACACGTCTGTAGTAACGGTTAGCGTTAACTTGTAGACTGCCAAGTCCTTGAGTGGTTCCTTCAGCGAATGGGTTTGCAACAAGACCATATCTTGTCTTAAATCCAATTTTTGGCTGGAAGGAGTTCTCACCCACGGCACGAACCATCTGTAGTGGAACGTAAGGGCAGTAGAATATTCCTGCATCATAAGGGGATGTTCCCTTATAACCAACAACATAATACTGGTTACCACCTGTAGGTGCAGCGTTAGCAGCAGTAAGGTTAGCAGAATAAGGGTCAATGTAGACTCTATACTTACCTTGTAGCACACCTGCGAAAGTGTTACCTGTATCGTCAACGTTAAGATTAGCGTTAAGAGCAGGAGTGTAATCAAGAACACCAGCCATGGTTAGTGCAGACGCAACGTCAGCAGAACACATGATGATGTTACCCTTTCCACGACGAGTTCTTTGTGCGATAGCGTTCGCATCTCTCTCGATCTGGAATAGAAGTCCTTTGAACTTCTCAACTGACCATCTTCCGTTTGAGTCGATGTCTAAGTCGAATACACCAGCAGTAGCAGTGTTTTGAACAGCACCTTGCTCGGCAACCTTGTAGATAGTTCTAATGACTTCCCTGTTGATTTCAGCAAGGATTTCAGTAGAAAGGATGTTAGCAAGTTCTGCTTCAGCGTTAAGACCATGAATTGCTTTAAGGTCTTGAGCAAGTTCTAAACTGTACTCAGCTTTCAACGCACGAGATTTCGCAGTAACTGTTACTTTCTCAATGCTGAATGCCATCTGGTTGAAGGCATCATTACCAGTTCCACTGAGATTCTCAGAGTCTCCAGTAACCATTCCTTGACCAGTGTTGTATCCACGAGTAGACGCAGAACCAACAGGGTTCAGAACAGCAGGGTTTGCACCACTTTGTGATGTAGTTCCCATACCAGCGTTACCATCGGTAAAGCCAGATTCTTCATCGTTACCAGCATCTTGACCTGAGAACGCAGAATCTACTTCATTGTAGAATGTCTCTGTTCCAGACTGATTGGTGTAACGTGATCTCATTGCAAAGATGAGGCCAGTAGGACCACTCATCGGTTGAACACCAGCAAGGTCATATGCGACCAAGTTAGGCATAGAACGACGAATGAGGCTAATTAGCACAGGGTCGAAACCTGCAACTGGGCCTGCTGCGGTAGCACCACCGCCAAATCCACCACTAGCACCTGCAGCGTTTGCAGAGTTAGTTGGGACTGCTTCCATCAGGTTTAGACCTGATCCGAAGGCTTGCTCCTCTCGGAGGAATTTCTCTTGGTTTTCTAGCAGAACTGCGGTAACCGCTTTACGATGATTGTCTTTGATAGGATCAAGACCTTCATAGTTTAATAACGGAGCCCACTTTTCCTGCAACTGTTCTGATTGGAACATTGTAGGGTTACCTAATAAGTTTACGTTTGATTAATATTAAATTCAGGATTGCTTAAATGCTGAAAGTGTCTTCAGATAAGCAGACATTGAACCTGTTGCATTTTCAGGTGAAATATCAACTCCTTCTGAAAGTGATTCAGATTTAGCTGTTGGTGTTACTTGTGAAGTGAAATAAGATTCCCTCAAAGTTTCCAACTTCTCACGATAAGATTCTTCACTTTCAAACTCTACACTTTCGGCAAGTGAAGCGAGCTTCTCTTTCTGAGTAGACGCTAATCCGTCAGAAACTGATTCAAGAATACCATTAGCAACAGATTCGCCAAGGCGACTGTTTAATCCAACGTTCTTCTCAATCTGCTCATTGAGCTTGGTTTCCATATCATCTAGTTTTTCTACCATGCTTTCAAGCACATCATATTTGTCTTCAGGGATTGATACATAATGTTCTTCAAAAAGACCTCGCATTCCTTCAAGGAATGATTCAGTCATATCTGTTTTAAGACCTTGCTCAACTGCAAGGGCATTTTCGTTAAACCACTCATCTGCAACATACTCAAGATAGTTATCAACACGCTCAGAAAGTGCGGCTTTTTCTGCCTCGATCTTTTCTTCAAGTGTCTCTTGGTATTTTGCTTCTAAAGCTTCATGAATTTCGGAAACTTTAGAATTCAAAGCAGTCTCGAATACAAGCTTTGCTTTTTCTCTAAACTCTTCAGAGAGTTCTTCGCCACCTAGTAGGGCATTAACATCATCTTCAATGTTAACTTCAACTGTTTCTTCCACAGTTTCCTCCTCTGCGACAACTTCTTCAGTAGTTTGCTCTTCTTCTTCAATTACTTCATCAGAAACTTCTGTCTCTTCAGCTTTCATTTTACCTTTACGGTTAGTAACCACATCGCTCACTTGCTTAAGTGATGCACCTGGGGTTTTGAGTTTTGCTGAATCGTCATCCACCTTGTAATTTTCTGGTGTAGGTCCGCCTAGATCTTCATAACTAGGGGCAGTGCCACCAGTAGTTAATTTAGGCATTGGATCACCAGGTTTGGCGTTGGCGTTCACAGCAGTCTTAGATTGACTAACACTAGGGTTAGCAACAGACTCATCCATTTCTTGTAATTTTTTACCACGAGACATTTGTACGACTCCGATTCTTGTAATTAAAATCTATATTTATTTAGAAGTTTTATAAGTTTGATAAGAAATCATTGAATAAATTCAACTTTTTCTCGTCTAGTTGTTTTTGATCAACTAATGTATTAATGTGTTTGTAGGTTTTCTCTGCGAACCTCTCACGCAGAATTCCACCATCCCAAACCCAGTCTTTTCCTTCCATAATTCCAGATACAAATGCATCAGGAGCTGAAGGATCGGCAACGATATCAGCAGCAGTTGCTAACATAAAATCTTCACCTACGACAGAATAGCCTTCTTTCGTTTGTTGAAGTGAACCAACACCACGAGAAGATACGCCAAGTTTAACACCTTCTTCAATTAGTGAAGATGCAATTTTACCCATTGGTGTAGAAAGTATCTTTGCTTTACCAATGAAGTTTGAACCGTTCTCTTTTAAAGAAACGATTTTATGTGATACCCTATCCAAGTTAACAGTAGGGCCTTCTGGATGACCAAGTTCACCGAGTGCTCTTCCTGAAGTAATGTGGTTTTCGCTATAGCGACCCACTTCCTTTCTAAGAGTTTCCATAGGATACATACGACCATTACGGTTCTTTATGTTTCCCTGTAGAAAAACGCCCTCAATATACATTGACTTCTTGCCGTTCTTTTGTTCGACGAGAAATTCAACAGATTCGATTTCTTCTCTAATCAGTTTCATCAGGCATCCCCTGTTGTTTGAACTTGTTGTATGTAAACTGCACCTTTAGAACCACCAGTTGAAATACCAGATACTTTTTGAGATCTGATTAATGTTGAATCAACATGAGACCATGCAGTGCTAATACCACTTGTATTAGCTTCAACTGTTATCCTAGTACCAAAGAAACCATTTACACTTGCTGTTGTATTTACAGCAGTTACTTGAGTGTCATTAATTAAAGTTGTCCAGTTAGCATCATTTGCTGCAGTTAAAGTAACACGATCACCAATGTTAAATGGCATCGCTGTTCCTTCGGGGCAATCAATTAATGTAGTGCTTCCTTTTGTTATAGTCTGAACTTTTTGAGATGCTTTAGTTAAAGCAAGAGTTGCAGATGTATTTGCAGGAATATAATAATCAGTGTTATTAGCAACTGGATCAGTTCCAATTGCAACAAATGCAGGTGCATCTGTAGTCACTAATCTCAAGACACTAGATTGAACATTAAAGGCAGATGACGTTGAAGCCACTGCTGCAGTTGCAAAAGATTGTCCTGCTCCGACGGGTCTATGTGCCATTACTTATAACTCTGGATCATTTTACTAGTTATTTATAAAATTATTCTGCACCTGTTTCAGCAGCTACAGGAGTTTCCTCTTCAGCTTCCGTATCAAGTTCAGCATCAAATTCGATTTCATCTTCAACTTCATCTTCAACCTCTTGGTCACCAAATAAACTATTGGCTACTTCAGGTTTAAATGCGTCAATTCTTTCTGCTGATTTTGAAAACAGCATATCTTTAATACGATCACTAATTTGTGAAGGTGATTCATCTTTAGTAATCATATCCATCAATTCAGATTGCACAGAATCCATATCAGGTTTTTCATTCTCAGGCATCGTATTTAGTTAATAAAAATAACAGTCAAAAAGTATTTATACACTATCAATAGTGTGGATTATATTTCACCACCTTTAGGTAACTCCTTACCTATGGTTTCTCCTTCTAAATCTGGTTCAGCTACTGGTTCACCCATACCCATTCCATCTGCACTACCATCTAAAGGTAATCCAGTTTCTGGATCAACAGGTATAGTTGGATCTGCAATAACACCATCTTTAATTTCCTGTTCAATCTTCTTATCCTCTTCAAGGATTTCTTCATCTGTCTGACGAAGAATATTTCTCCTTACATAATCTTGAGAATAGTATTTACCAATGTATGGTTCTGCAGTAGCAGCAACATTGATTCTTTCATTAAACAACTCAACTTCCTTCAATTCTGAGAAATGATTATCATATAAGAAGTCATATTGTATGTGTTCACTCATTATTTCCCAGTCTTCTGGAGTAATGATATTCTTCAAAACTAATTGGGTTTTAAGGAAGTCGTCAAACATTCTAGAGAATCTTTTTCTTAAACGACCTACAAATTTAGTGAATTTTAATTCATCTCTTAATATCTCTGATGATCTTCCCAAGTTGAATCCTCCCTCTCCATCCATTCTTGATGGGGGTACATTGAGCGACCTATATAATTTCTTTTTGAAGTACTCAATATCCGTGATTTCACCAAGGTTCTGACCTCCTGGTAAAGTAGAAATTTCAGTTCCACGGCCTCCTTCCCTTCTAGGGAGCCAGAAATCTTCAAGCATTGCCATGTACTTTTTGTCATCACGGATCTCCCCAGTGTTAGCGTCGTAAACAAGTTTGTTACGATATCTCATCATCACATCTCGGAGATATTGCTCAGC